TTGCATGTTGTCTTTCCTCTGTATAGAGAATATGCTTATTATGCTCTATATGAAGGAGTTATACTTTTCCTCTCTCTTCAAATTCCCTGAAAATAATGAACTTGATTATTTTTCAGCATAATATGGCTAAATAAAAATAATTATTTTGGTTATTTTTAAATATGTTATATCTTTGTGTACATAAAACCAACTACATTATGGGACTATTAAAAGAAGAACCGAGCCTTTTGTATATGTATGAATATATAAAGGTAGATAAAACAAAAATTAAAACACCAAAGGTTGTTTTAAGAAAAGATGATGTCACACATAGATTAGAAGAAAGTGAGGAATGGAATATTGGTGATATGATTTACACAACAGATACTTCTATGGATAAAAGGTATTATAAATTTGTAGCAACATGTAGGAGGGCCTTTATTGGAGATATGCAGGAAAGATTAGATAAGGCGTATCAATGTAATAATATGGAAAGGTATGCTAAAGCAGATAGAAATCTACCACTTACTTATGCTAAAGTGACATTATTACCTATAAAACGAAGTTATACTTTAAGAGGGTTTTGGACTTATATAACTTCTTTTTTTAAAAAGAAAGAGATACATGATTTCTATCTGGAGGATCTTCTATTTAATAAGGAGAATGAACCAAGAGTATTTTTTAATAAGAAAGACGATATATAAAAACTACATCATGAAAAAGTATAAATTCAAAATTGGACAGGAGGTCTATCTTTGGGGAAGCTCTTATGCTAATGAAATGTGGGTAAGAATTGTAAAAAGAAAAACAGAGAATGGTCAGAATTATTATAGAGTTAGTAATTTTAATCATAGAACATCAGAGTTTATTCATGAAGATATTATACATGGTCTTCCCAGAGAACAAGAGGAAGTGTGTTCTAAAAATGGATGTGAATTAGTAGAAGAGATGTTAGAACAAAATATTGATGTTTATACTGGATCTGATGAAGATATTGAGAAAGAGATAAAGGAGTTAGATAAGTTGATTATAGAAAAGAATATAGAAATAGAAGTGGTAAATTCTATATTTAAAGAAGCAGTTGAGAAATTAAAACATGAGCAAAACAGTTATATCTACAGGAAAGCTTGTTTGCTTAATGATGAAGCTACGATAAAAGAAACATTGCTTGATGCAATTATTGATTAAAACCAACATATGAAAACTACATTTCAGAGAATGTCTTATAAGGAGCCTTCTAATTTTGATATTGCTCAGAGGTATTATGCTCTTCTTTCCACATTGAATGATTTGCGCCTCACAGAAAGAGAAATACAGCTTGTTGCTTTTACAGCCATACATGGGAACATTAGCTATGATGTGAATAGAAAAGAATTCTGTGCTACATTTAAGACAAGTCCTCCTACAATAAACAACATTATTTCAAGGCTCAAGAAGTTGAATGTGTTTATAAAGGACTCTGGAAAGATAAAGGTGAACCCACAAATTCTTATTCCTTTTGATGGAAATATAAGAATGGAGATTAATTTAATACATGCTGGAGAATGAAGAAGAAAGCCATCATAAAAGAGTATATTGATATGCAATGGTGCTCAAGTTGTAAACCCTGGTTTATAGTATGTGATGATGATTGTCCAATTGGATGTAAACCCAAAAATAAGAAGGATGCAAAAACCAGTTAAAATACATGAATTCCATCCAGAGATTTATCCATTTAGATTATGGGTGGTAATTACAGAAAATGGAGAAGCTCTTAAAGAAAGATTTGTTTATCATGGTGATGCAGGTGAAATAGATACCTCTACCCTTTCAAAAAATGAGGCACTTACATATAGAGTAAGACAAAGAGAATATCCAAGATATAAAGGATGCTTAATTGTTTTTTCTGAAAAGAAGTGGATGTCTATTAAAACTATTGCACATGAAGCTACACATGCAGCTAGATGGTTTTGGGAATACCTGGGAGAATCACCAACAGGAGAAGAAGCTGATGCTTATTTAGTGGGATGGATTGCTCAATGTATTGATGAAGTTAAACATTTTAAAACCAACAAATATGAAACTACAGAAGGTTGAAGCAGTACAGGATGAAAGTTCACATTGGTATGTTATTCCTGCAGATATGAGTAATGAGTTTTCAGTTCTTCATAATAAAGCAACTGATGAAGATTATGATGCTCAGGAGGAATTCATAGAGAAGTTTGATCAATATAGAACAGGAGGAGATTTAAACAACATTCAACTTTATGCTGAACTATAATGGATAATAAGCCAGACACAATGTCCATGAAGGATTGGTTAATAAGAAATATGTCTACAAAGATGAATATTCCTGAGAGGATTATTGAAGCTGTTATTAACCATCAGATGAATTCTGCAAGGAGTGCCCTTGATACATGCAATAGTTTGGAGTTTGGTGGATGGGGAAAATTCTATTTCAATCAGAACAAGGCTAAATATAAAATGATAAAGCTGGAGAAGCAGAAGGCACAATGGGAAAAAACTTTAAATGGAGAGAAAACTACAGAAAGATATAAGAAGTCCCTGGAATTTAAGATAGGAATAATTACACAACAGATAAATGAATTAAAGCCAAAACTAAATGATTGATTTTGAGAAGATTTATGAAGGGTGGCGTAATCATTTATTTCCACCTGCATATCTGAAGGAGATAATAAAGAAGGTATCTGATGAGAGACTTCTTATATGTTCAACATGTGAACATAATTCTAAGTTTCATAAAACCTTCAGGCCAGATGAACATTGTACAATATGTGAATGCACATTAATAGCAAAGACAAAATGCCTTTCCTCAGAATGCCCTGATGAACCCCCAAGATGGGAGGCAGTGGTTAGTGAGGAAGAGGAAGAAATAATGACAGGAGATGAAGAAGAATTCCCCCCAGGTTAGATTGAAGAAGATTCCTTTGGAAATTCTTATAGATACTCTCATGGATTTATACATGGGAGGTGTGGAATATATTGACATTATGGGAACACCTCATCCAAAGAATGATATTATTAATATTATTGTCAGGGATGAATATATAAATGATGTTGAAGAAGAGAATGAAGAAGAATATAATAACACTCCCTTATCTGATGAAACCTTAAATCAACTTATCATATGAAAACAGCCTGTCATTACACCAGCGTTCTTAGAATTCTTGAAAGACTACACAACAAGCACCCAAAGTATCCTATAGGGAGGCACCTTGCTACAGCATTGGATGGATATGGAGATGTGTTTCTTTTAACAGACCAGGAAGTATATCATGCCTTAAAAGAATACACTGCAGAACTGGAGAGTGATATTCCTCATGAGGAAGAAGAGCTTGATAAAATTCTCAAAGAAGGAATGCATTTACAAATGATGTTTACAGATGAATTATTGAATGAGCGTGAATTTGATGAATAACTAAATTATGGCAAAGACAGTTAATAAGACTACCTATATCAATACAGAACTTGAATGGGCAGAAGAACAACTACAATCATGGAAGGAGTATATAGATACACATCCCCTTCATACTATGACTGATAGGATGGAATGGAAGGTAATGGCTAATGGTGGTACATTACCAATAATAATCGCATCAATCGAAGCCCAGGGAAAATTTATACAAGAGACAATGAAGAATTATTTGGCCCTTCTAGAGGTAGTAGATAATTTAAGGAGTAAGGAAGAAACTAAAATAGAGGTGAGAGGAAAAGCAAAGTTAGGTACACAGGCACAGCAGTTTTTAGATAACAGGAATAAATGAAAGGAGTACAGAATATAGATTATAAGGATTGGTATATTAATCAGAAACGTATTCCCGATATTACTTCTGATGAATATAGTGATTTTTTTAATTATCATAAAGACTTGTGCCTGAATGGGGCTATGATGAATGGAACATTTATTAATCCGTTCTTGTATTTCCATTTAAACTTTTGGCATACAGAGGTAGATATATTGGATGATAGAGGAAGAATCAATCAGAAATATGCATGTCCTTATTTAAGGGATAATGAATGGGTAGTTACAAATGAAATTGAAAGAGCTCATCAGGAGAAGAAGGGATTGGTTATAGGAGGTATAAGACGTTTAGCAAAATCTGTAATCGAAGCTTCGTACATAGGATGGGGGGCCACATTTGATGAAAACTCACAGAATGTAATTGCCGGGCTTAATTCTCCAGATATAAAACTGATAACAGATAAACTAGATAAGGGGCTTAACTTTCTTCCTGAAGCATGGAGGTGGCAGAGAGTTGAGGATAATTGGAAGAATCAGGTTACATTAGGTATAAAGACAAAGATTGGAGAGAGGATACCCTTCTCTCAAATCCTTATAAGGAACTTAGCTGATGGTGTAAATGAAGAAGCTATTGCTGGTACCAAACCAAGGAAACTTATCATTGATGAAGGAGGTAAAGGAAGTTTTCTCAGAGCATTACAGGCTGCTATTCCTGGCTTCACTACACCCTTTGGTTGGACATGTTCTCCTATTATTACATTTACAGGAGGAGACATGACTAAGTTCATGGATGCAAAGAGTTTAATGTTTGATGTGGACAACTACAATTTTCTCACATACAAGAATGAGAAAGATGAGAAGAGAGTACATGGATTGTTTATGTCCTTTAAATATAGGATGGAATCCAAGGATGTATCTACACTTGGACATTTTCTTGATAAACCTGCAGACAGTCCTTTACATAAGGTACCTATGTGGATATCCAATGAAGAGAAAGCTTTAAAAATTACAAATGATAATCTTGAAAGATTAAAGAGAGCTGGAGACAGGGTTGCTTATTTAAAGGAGAAGATGTATTATCCTATAGAGGTAGATGATATTTTCTCCAATGAGGACACAAACATCTTTGATATTGAAGCATGTAAGAGACAGAAATCTAAACTACTTGCGAATGAAAAAACAGGAACTCCTGTTATATTATATGAAGAAGATGGAAAGGTAAAACATGAATTTACAGACAAACTTCCTATTTCAAACTTTCCTTTAAAACCTACAGATAATAAAGATGCTCCTATTGTAATATGGGATTTTCCTTCAGAAGCTCCTCCTTACGGACTTTATACAGCAGGTGTTGATAGCTATAGACAGGGACAGGCTAGATATAGTGAATCTCTTGGCACTGTATACATCTATAAAAGGATGCATAGTATCCTTGAAGATAAATACCAGGATATGTTTGTAGCTTCTTATGCTGCAAGACCTGATAAAAAAGATAAGTGGGAAGAGCAGGCAAGACTCCTTATTAAATACTATAATGCAAGAACACTTGTTGAAAATGATGAAATCTCCTTTATAGACTATATGGTATCTAAAGGAGATGCACGTTACCTGGAAAAACAACCAGAGTGGATAAAAGAGATTGTTCCTAATACAACAGTAAGTAGGGAATATGGACTACATAGATCAGCTGAGAAAATAAGAAACTTCCTTCATACCTCTTATAAGAAATATTTGGAAGAAATATATTATATAGAAAAGGATGAGGAGGGTAATGTTATAAAACAAGTAATAGGAGTGAATAAGATATTAGATCCTATGCTTCTGGAGGAGACTATACAATATAATGAAACAGACAACTTTGACAGGATTATAGCTGCAGAACTTGCTATTGTACAGGCCATGAAGATGGATAGTATAATAGGAAGAATACAAGGAGGAGATGATGCAAGAATAAAATCCCTCTATATAAAAAGGAATAAGCAAACTCTCTTTGCTGAATCAAGAGGAATGTTTAATAAGCCTAAACGAAAATTATTTAACTAATGGAAAAGACAACACTTGGAAGAGGAAAATATATAAGAAAGAATAAAACTTGGAACGTTGGTATAATAGGAGAAGGTATTTATGTTTCAAGAATAAATTCTATACGAACAAAAGAATATGTTGCATGGGATGCAATGTTACAAAGATGTTATGATGATAAACTTCATAAGAGACACCCTTCTTATAAGGACTGTACTGTATGTGAAGAATGGTTAAACTTTCAAAATTTTGCTAAATGGTTTAATGATAATAATATAGATGGATGTCAGTTAGATAAAGATTTACTTATAAAAGGAAATAAAATTTATAGTCCAGAAACTTGTTGTTTTATTCCTCAGGAAGTGAATTTATCACTTATAAAACCTACAAAGAAAGGAAAATATCCATTGGGTGTTCATAAACATTGTAATAAATTTGCTGTAAATATTAAAGAAAATAAAATATCTAAATATATAGGTATTTTTTCAACAATATTAGAAGCAGAGAACTGTTATAAACAGGAAAAAGAAAAACAATTAAGATGTTTAGCAATAAAACACAAAGATAGAATTTCAAATAATACATATAATGCACTGTTAAATTATAAAATATAACTAGCCATGATAATTAGGTATACCAAAGACGCTACCATACGATATAGTTATCTGAATATCTTCCCCGATCAATTCAAAACTGAAAAGGAAAAACAGGATGAGAGTTGGGTAAAGAATACCATGGACTATTTTGCGAATAGGGCATATGCTGAATATATCAAGAACAGGAATGGTTTTGTAAAGAACTATGATTTGGTGAAAGGTATATTAAGAAGTGAAGACTTCTATCAAGAACCTGATGTAAAATCCTTTACAGATATTCTTACAGCAGACCTTGATCTTCCTTCGTATGTAAAGCATTATTCTATTATTACTACACCTCTTAATGAACTTATAGGAGAAATATCTAAGAGACCAGATACATATAGAATAAAAGCGTTTGATGATGATAGCAGAGCTGAAGAACTGGAATACAGGACAGAAATGCTTCAGGAATATATTCTCCAACAGGCTAAGCAGAAAATTCTTGCTAAAGCAGGAATGGAAGGAGAGGATTTGGATGAAGACACTCTCAATCAAAGAACAATGGAAGATGTCAAAGAGGATATTGATAGTTATACTTCTGTTGCTGAAAAATGGGGAAATCATGTTCTTACATGTATAAAAGCAGAATTCAATTTAAAGGAAAAGAGTGAAGATGCTGCAAGAGATTTATTAATTGCAGCAAGAGAGTTCTATCATATCTATGAGGACAATTCAAAACTTGGATATAATATAGAAGTGGTAAATCCAAAGAATGAGTGGCATCTTACAACACCTGACAGAAAATATACCTCTGATCCCTCAGGAAGGGTACAGAGTGTATATGCAGGTGGGACTGTTCAGGTAATGGAACTTTCAGAAATCATAGAAACTATTCCTGATCTTACCAAGGAAGAGATAGATCATTTGAGAAGCTCTCTACAGGATTATGGACTTATTAATGTTAGGGAATCTAATTTAGGAAACTCAAATGTAACTCCTGGTCAGGAATCTATTCAATATGATACATTTGATCCTCTTGTTCTCCAGACAAGAATGATGATAGAGAGTGAGATGAAGGAGAATAATGATGGACTTAAAGACTTTCTTGGCCTTACCTCTAATGTTTCTTCCTTTGGCTACAAGTATGTTGTTGTAAAAGGATATTGGATAAGCAAGAAGAAAATAGGAAAGGTTACATGGATAGATGAATTAGGAAACCTACAAACAGACCTTGTAGATGAGAATTATATTTCCAAGACTATTCCTACACAGCAATCATTAGAATGGGGATGGATTAATGAATGGTATTATGGGGATAAGATTGGACCAGATATTTATCACATGAAGCCTTTTAAACTTCTTAACTATTATCCTATCATAGGAATGCTCCATGAATTAAAGAACACAGAGGCTCGCTCCTTAGTTGATTTAATGAAACCTTTCCAGGTACTATATAATATATGTATGAATCAGCTTTATAGACTTCTTGAAAAGGAAATTGGTAATGTTGCTTCTATTAATATACGCAGGGTACCAAAACTAAAGGATGGAGATGATCAGGATGCTTTGGATGTATGGGAAATGGAAGCAAGGGAAAGAGGTATTATATTTGATGATGATAGTCCTGAGAATACAAAAGCTCCTGTAAGTAATCAGACAGTAGCAAAGAACATAGATCTAACAAGAACTAATGAAATCCAATCACGTTATAACCTAGCCCTACAATTAAAGAATGAATGTTGGGAGCTTATAGGAATGTCAAAACAAAGACTTGGCTCTATAGCAGCTTCTGAAACAGCAACAGGAACACAGGCAGCTATTTCACAAAGTTATTCACAGACAGAACCTCTCTTTGTAGCACATGAGTATGTACTTGGTCAGCTATACCAGGCAATTATTGATGCTTCCTTATATGTAGAAAGCAATAAGCCAGTGAGTACTCTCTCTTACATTACATCAGAAGGAGAAGCAGCCTTTGTACAGGTGAATGGCAATGACCTCAAATTTCGTGATTTGCATGTCTTCCCAACCAACAGACCAGAGGATACACAAATGTTTAATGAATTAAGACAATTGTCTCAGGCTGTTATACAGAATGGTGGAACTCTCTATGATGTGATAGAACTGTATTCCACAAAATCAATGAGGGCAATGAAGAAAACCTTCAAAGATCTTAGAGATAGATTGCAAGAGCAGCAACAACAGGCACAGGATTTGAAACAGAGAGAACTTGATCAACAGCAACAACAGGCACAAGATCAATTACAACAAGCAGAACAACAGCATCAGGAGGATGTAGCTAATGAGAACTATCAGAAAGAATTAGATAGAATTTCCAAAAAGGAAATAGCTATTATACAGGCAACAGGATTTGGAAAGGTGCAGAGTGAAGATACTAATGCAAATAATGTTCCTGACGTTCTTGAGGTAAGTAGGCTTGCTGGTGAACAAACAAAAGCCGCAAAAGATTATCAATTAAAAATGGCAGACATACAATCAAAAAATACTGTAGCTTTGCAGAAATTACAAGTGGAAAGAGAAAAGCTACAGGTTGATCGTGATAACCAAAAAAATGATCTCCAAATCGCTCGTGAGAATAGTAAAAACAGAAGTAGTAAATCAAAATCAAAATAACAAGTACTAATAAATAGAAATCATGAGCAAAGATTGGATTAACATTGATCAGGTTAAACACATTAAACCTAAGACAAAACGTATTCTATTTATCCTGAAGAATAGAATCTATCAGAAGGAGTATTCACAATCCTATGGATTACATAATTCTGCAGATATGGTTGCTGATTATCTGGAGAAAAGTGGAAACATATGTAAGGTAGTTACTGTTATTGATGGTAATTTTATTGATGCAGAGGTGCATAAGTTTAAACCTGACATTGTAATTATTGAAGCATTATGGGTAACAGGTAAAAAGCTTGAAGAATTAATTAATATCAAGCAATATAAGAACATACATTGGGTAATACGTGTACATAGTAATGTTGGATTTCTAGCTGTTGAATCAAGAGCTTATAAATACATCAATGAATACATGGAACTAAATAGAAAGAACATTATTATATCCTTTAATAATAAGGAGTTTAATGAAATTATGTCTTCTATATATTCATACCAATTTGAGTATCTTCCAAATATTGTTAGGAATACTCAACTAGAAGATAATCATGCAGATCATGATTCAGAAATATTAAATATTGGATGCTTTGGCTCTCCAAGGATACTAAAGAATCAATTATTTCAGGCTACCTGTGCTATTTTTGCAGCTAATAAAATGGAGAAGGTTCTTCACTTTCATATTAATGGAGATATTCACAATCCAAGTAATCCGGTAATACACAATCTAAAGGAACTATTTATTGGAAATCCTAAACATAAATTAATTATACATGGATGGTTAGAGCATAATAGGTTTGAACATCTGATTAAAAAGATGCATTTAGGACTTCAGGTATCCTTTACAGAAAGTTTTAATATTGTGGTGGCAGATTTTGTTGTTAACAAGGTACCCATTGTTGTAGGAAAAACAATTGATTGGATGCCTAATGTAGCATTTGCTTCTGAGGTAGATTTTGATGATCTAACAAACAAGATTATTTTTGTATGTCATAACCATCATGGTAGAAAACTTCTAATTGAATTAAGTGAACATGCTCTTTTAAAATTTAATCAGGAATCAAAGAAACTCTGGAATACGTTTCTAAAATAACATAATTCATGAAAATAATCAATTTGGTTAAATGCCATATTATGCAAGAAATGAACTAACTTCTTAGTTGGCACTATTGGTTATAATCAAAATTGTTATATTTTTACTCTACGAACAAATTTTAATTAACTACATTATATGGCTGAGAATTTGGATAGTCCTTCATTTACCTTTGGTATTCAGGACACTATGGAAATGGGAATGGGAAATGCAGAGCTTATTAATGATCTGCTTGCACCTGAAACAGCATCTGGAAATCCAGAAGATGTTACACCTATTATTAAAGAGGTAACAGAAGAAGATCCTCTTAAAACAGATAAACCTGCAAAGGGAAAAGAGATTGTTCAGAAGTTAGAGGGAGAAGAAGAAACTCCTCAGGATGTCATACATAATTTCTTAGGAGATGATGATGACAATGAGGAACAAGTTATTCCTGCAGATAGTAAGAAGGAAAAAACAGATGATGAACAGGAAGAAGAAAAACCAACTTCCACATTTACATCTCTAACTAATGACCTTCTAAAACTTGGTGTATTCACTACAGAGGAAGGAGAAACAGAAACTCCTATTAGTACACCTGAGGAATTCCTTGAGAGGTTTAACCAGGAAAAGGAAAAAGGAGTAGTAGAAAGACTTAATAATTTCATTGCTCAATTTGGAGAAGACTATCAGGATGCATTCACAGCCATATTTGTAAAAGGAGTAAATCCAAAAGAATACTTTGGTATATATAACAACATTGTAGATTTTACGAATTTAGATCTAACACAGGAAGACAATCAAATAGCTGTTATAAGGAAAACTCTCTCTGATCAGGGAATGGAAGCTGAAGATATAACAACAGAAATTGAAAGACTTAAGAACTATGGAGATCTGGAAGCTGTAAGTGGAAAATATCATAAGGTGTTGGTTAAGAAGGAAGCTTCTAAACTTGCTCAGAAGGAAACAGAATCCCAAAGAGAATTAGAACAAAAAGCAGCTATAAAGAACCAATACATACAAAATGTAAATACAATCCTTCAGGAAAAATTGAAGGCCAAAGAGTTTGATGGTATCCCTATCAATCCAAAATTAGCAAACGAACTACAAGAATTTCTGCTGTTAGACAAGTGGAAGACTCCTTCCGGAGAAACACTCACTGATTTTGATCGTGCTATTCTGGATATGAAGAGACCTGAGAATCATGCAATGAAAGTGAAGGTGGCATTATTACTCAAAATTTTAGAAAAAGATCCTACATTGTCTACTATTCAGCGAACAGGAGTCAGTAAAAAATCTACTGAACTCTTTAGTGAACTAGCAAGGCAGAAATCTGTAACTAAAATAAGTAATAATAGTAATTCACAATCCAGTACATGGAGCTCACTTAAATAATAACAATTAACTAAAAACAAAAATGGCACTTCAAACTATTCCGGGATTAACTGGTTTTACCTATGCTCGTGTGGCCTCTATGGACAAACGTGCTGTAGGGAAACTCACAGATGCAAATCACTTGGAATCATTTCACAGTACAGAACCTGCAGATTATGACAAAAAAATCATAAGCCTGTATACACAAAGTTCTTTGTATAGTAATGATTTCCTTGACATGATTAACAAAAGCACACCTTATTATATAGACAATAATTCGGATGCTTGGAAATGGAAAATTCAGGTTCCCTACAAATTCCCTAAAATCATTGATATTCCCACAGGACTTGTAGGAACAGTCAATGCAACTAAAATAGGTATTGATGGACAGGAATTCCAGGTTGTATTAGATACCAATGAATTCTCCAAAAATGCAATTGTATCTGTAGGATCTCGTCAATATGGTCCTCGCTGGTATGTTGTAAAAGATCCTATGCCTTGGAATGCAGGATGGCTTTATTCATTCACACTTGTTACTGACAATCCTACAGTGGATTTTGTTAGTTCAACATTCTTTCAGGTAGGTATTGAATTAGAATTGGTTGATGCAGCTATTGGTGAATTTGATGAAGACCTCTTAGGACTTCCTCGCTTGGGTGAAGAGATTGTAATGTTTGAATCTCTTGGTTCAGGATATGGTTTTGAACATAAAATCACAGCATGGGCAGATGATAAAATGATGAGAGATGCTGCTGGCAGACCTCTTGATATTCTTGTATATGCTCCTCAGCGCAGGAATCAGCTTCCTCTTACAAGGAATGATATTAAATGGGAACCATTTATTGAATTCTGGATGCGTAAAGCAATGCTTGAGCTGAAGGTGAAAAGGATGATTTGGTCAAAACCTGGCACTGTTAAAACAAATGGCAGCAAGCAGGAAGTAAAACGTACATCAGCTGGTGTATATCACAGGATGCGTAATAATGGAAACCTTGTACAATATAACAGGGGAGAATTCTCAGCTAATCTTCTTCGTTCAGTATTTGGAGATTTATTCTACAGGCGTGTTGATGTAAAAGACCGCCATGTCAAACTCTATACTAATGAAGCAGGATTTGATGTAGCAGGACAAGCTTTCAAACAGGATGCTTTAAATTCAGGCTTGACATTCATGGCAGATAGTGGAAATCGGTATCTGCAGGGTGAAGGACAACATATTGTTTACAATTTTGCCTTTGACTCTATAGTAACTCGTGAAACAGGTCAGGTAGAACTTATCCATCTGAAGGAACTAGATCTACCACAGAGTAATCTTGAGTTTGGACAGAACAAAAAATCTACACCTGTATTTATGGTATTTGATGTATCACCAATGAGTGATGGATCAATGATCAATAATATGCGTGAGGTAAGAATGCAGGGAGCTCCTTCAATGACATGGGGATATATAGATGGTCGTAGACACCACTTAGGATTTGCAAAATCACAGGGAATGTCCTCAGCTACTAAATTCCCAGGATATGAACTCTGGATGCAGGATAGGTGTGATGTATTTATTGAAGACCTTTCCCGTACAGTGTTAATTGAAGAAATGCCACAACTATAGGAATGAAGGAATATATAATAAGATATTGTGAGCATTGTGGTAAAGAGTTAACTACTAAAACTGGAAAACAAATACAAAGACGTAAAAGATTTTGTAGCCAAAAATGTCATGATACAGTTAGATATTCCTATGCATGTAAAACTCAGAAAGAGTTCAAAGAGAAATCTGGACTAAATAAATATACTCTAAGAGGAATTCAAAAGAAACTAGAATTAATTGAACTTTTTGGAGGAAAATGTGAAAAATGTGGATATGATAAAAACATAGCAGCTTTCGACTTTCATCATATATATCCTTATGAAAAGAATTTTGAAGTAAAAATTCAGATTCTAAAATCAAAAACAGATGATGAAATATTAAATGAAGCAATGAAATGTATGTTATTATGTTCAAATTGTCATAGAGATTTACATAGTCCTTATATGAATATCACTCATGTTAAAAAGGTGCTAGAGTTAGAAAAAATTAAAAATGGCAAAATTAAAAACTTGGGTGTTTAAATTATAATAAATAAATATTGAGAACCCTCCCTATATAAAAATAGGGAGGTAACTCATTCAAAATCAACTACATATGGGTAAAATTGGCAAGATTTCTGTGATCAGGCGTGAATATAATACAGCTGGTCAACAAACAATGGAAGGTGGATTAGCACAAAGAGGAATGACAAGAGTACCAGGTACTGGTGTCTTCAAGTATCCTTATAAGGAAATGGATGGTAAATACAGAACAGGGTTAGATCCTGATGCTGCTTATCTGAAAAGAATACAAGATCCTTTAGAGAAAGAGTTAGAGACTAAGCGGATTAAAGATTTAAAGAAAAGATTACAGGAAAGTCTTGGAGATATTGACTTGGGGCCACGCTCATCTTTCTGGAATTATGGACTTTCCACATCTACAGAAGATCAGTTGCATGTACAACCAGTTAAATTAATGGATGGAGATAATTTCTTTGATCTCTCTGTTCCTTTTCAAGAACTTGCTTTTTCATGGCTTAGGGTACATCCTACTATTTCTTCCAGTTATAGGGCATGGGAATTAGGAGAATATCCTGCAGATACACAATTCTATGTAGCAGATGATGAAATTGAAAATCAAATTGTCTTTAAGAAGAAACAAATTATCAATAAAGCAATTGCTAAATTTGATAGTATGTCTCCTGAAAAGAAGAAGAAAGTTGCAAGACTTTTAGGACTTCCGGTTACAGATGATACAAGGGAAGAGGTAGTATATAACTTAGTAGATAATGTTCTTAAACAGACAGAATTCAAAGAGGGAAAATATAAAGGACTTTCTACAGTGGATATATTTACACGGTTTGCAGACATGGAAGAAAATTTGCTCAGTGTAAAAGATTTAGTAAAACAGGCTCTTCAGCATTCCATTTATAGAACTTATCCAAATGGTAAGATATATGAAGGGGATTATGAGATAGCCAGTGATGAGGATGATTTAATTAAATTCCTTATTGATGAAGAACATCAAATGGATTTACTTACTCTTGAACAGAAATTGAAAGGTAAGAAAATAGCAGCATTATGATCCCTGTAGACAGCTTATTATATAAGATAGATCAAAAACTAAATAAACTATCAACTAATGAGCATCAGCAGATACAGCTTGAGGATAAAATCTTAGCTTTAAATGAAGCCCAACTAAAACTGATTAAACAAAAAGTTGATGGTATAAGCATTGTGAGTGGAATGGGTTTTGATGCTTTTAAAAAAAGGTATGAAGACCTGCAGAGTTTGGTTGAAAATTACATTGATCACCCTCTTGTTCCACAATTACATGATGCTAACCTGAATCAATGGATAGTTAATATTCATTCCTTGGAGCCAGATTATATGTTTTATATAGATTCATATGTTTTGGCAGACAAAGGAAGATGTAAAGACAGAATTATATGGATTAACCAGGATTTGGCTAAACATGGTGATCTGTCACTCCTCTTGAAGAATGAACATTATAAACCTTCCTTTGAGTATCAGGAAACCTTCAATATCATCTCCTCAGATGAGATGTCCATTTTTACAGATGGAACCTTCACACCAACTAAAGTGTATATTATGTATCTCAGGTATCCTGTCTATATAGATAAAGCAGGATATAAGAAATTTGATGGTACAGATAGCACAGATGTAGATTGTGAATTTGAAACTTATCTGGAGGATGAATTGCTTGATTTAGCGGTACAGTCTCTTGCTATGTATACAGAGAATGCATCTGCAGTACAAAATGCACAATTCCGAATACAAACTAACGAATAATTACTAACAATTAAACACAAAACAAAATGGCAGATTTTTCATTGACCACAGTTTTTGTAGTGCCTAGTAGCTTCACTGCTTTAGCTAGTACTGGATCCACACAAAACCTAACACCTGGTCAGCTTGGTATTTTTGATCCTAATTATGCTGTAGACAATACTCCTGCAGACAAGGCTTATTTCTACATTGCACAAGGAAGGACTAACAATTATCTTGAGGGTAGCAAACGCTCAGATAAAATTAAGGGAGCAGGAATACCTTTAACGGGTAATGCTCAAACAGTTTATCCTAATCATTCAAATGTAACAGAATGGTATAAAGTTACAGGATGTCCTCAATCAACTAATCAAATAGTTGAAATAGATGATTGGCATGCAAAATGTGGTGATGTTATCACTATTACCCTTCGTGCTCACAGTTCCTATATTGATACATTATATTTCAATGGTCTTACACGTAGTGTCACTGTTGTAGCTCCTTGCTGTGATTGTGGTGATGATCCTTGTGATGATGTTGATGTTGATGCATTGATTGACAATGCTATGGAGCAACTTACAGGATATCATGTATCCTCAGGAGTTATCAATTGGGCAAGTCCTCTTTCAGAATATGGTCCTACAGGTATTAATCCTGATCATATTATGCTGAATACATTCTTCACATTCTCAAAATCAGGAAGTGGAGCTTCAGCTAAACTGGTTATTACAGGGAAAGCACTTACATCCTATGGTGTTCCTTGTGATATTGCAGCCTTCCCATTTGAATATGATAGGATGTGGTTTAGGACATTTGTATATGCAGGACCTGCTACCACTGCTGACTTCATTGTAAGTGATGCCTGTAATATTGTTGCTACATCAACTATTACACAAACTTCTAATTATCCTAGTGGAACTTATGCTGAAATCCTTCAGCTGGAAAAGAACTACTATAGTTATCAGGTTGGTTTCCTGAAACATCTCTATAGGATGATGGGCTACAACCAGAACTTTGAAAGTTTTGCAGAGCCTGGAGTAAACTACACCACTTATTATATCAAGTTCAATGAACTGGATAGGAGTGCTTACAATTGGGGATCTTATGAAACTCAGGATAGTATGGTGATTATTGCTGTACAGACAGGAAGTGCAATGGCAACAGCTGTTGAGAATGCTCTTGAGGATGCTCTTGGTACTGTTGCTGATAAAAACACATGTATCACTACCACTAGCACAACCACTGCAGGAACCTAATTTTAACTAATTGTAAATCTGAGCCAAAGGACAAAGGATAAAATTCCAAAAATCCTTTGGCTCTTTTTATTTAAACAATATGGCAGACATACTAAATATAGTAATAGTTCCTACGTATGATGTAAATACGTTAGCAGTGGTAGATGCTTCAGTGTATGCTGATCCTGGAATTATTATAAGTCCTTATTTAAGAATAAATGTTCCTGGGTTTAACACGGTTGATATACCCTTTACAATACAATCAACTAATATCCTTAATTCTACATCCTTAGGAATAACAACATCAGGGAATGAAGAACCACTTCCTGATGGTACCTATTGTGTCACATATGTAATAAACTTTGTAGAACAATTATCAAAAACCTTTCTCAGGGTAGATAAATTACAGGAGAAGTTTGATGAAGCTTTTATGCAACTTGATATGATGGAATGTGATAGGGCTATTAAAGCACAATCAAAGATAGAATTGAATACAATATATTTCTTCATACAGGGGGCTATAGCATCATCCAATAATTGTGCCACAGTACAATCAGAAACTCTATATATACGTGCAAATGCAATGCTTGAAACATTCATTAATAAGGATTGCGGATGTACAGGAACCAATTTTGTAATAAATTTCCAATAAACCAACTAAAAATTAATTCAATGAAATGCAAATCATGTGGTAAGTCTGTAGGCTGTGGGTGTAATTTGGATGCTAATGGACTTTGTTCTTCATGCAGACCAAAACCAGTAACTCCTCTTCCAACACCAATAATTCATCCATAATATGTTAAATCCAAGAATAATAGATGGGTGTTCATCATGTGATGATATTCTGACGTTGATTGATGAAATAGATTGCAAGGTAGCTAAGCTATCAGGCAGTTTATATAACAATTTAGTATTTATGCTGAATAAACCTATTCCTGCAAGTGTCTTTATAGATCTTCTGACATACAAGAGGATATTGCAGTATAAATATGTTAACAGTAATTACGCAAGTGATTACACAATTTCTCAGATTTCAAGTAAAATTCATACACTAAAATATAAATAATGGCAAGATCGTTTAAATATCATACTGAGGAAGAAAAAAGAATTGGTAGAAATCTTATGCAAAGAATGCGAAGGTTAAAGAATGCAGAAAAAGTTAAACAGTATAATAAAGAATGGATCATTAAAAATAAAGAGAGATATGATGCATACATGAAAGAATACAGTATAAAAAAGAGAGAACATAAAAGTATATATAATAAAGAGTGGGTAAAAAATAATAGAGATAAGAAAAGAGAAACTCACAGATTAGGACAAAGAAGAAGAAGACAAGATGAAACTTATAATTTTTATTGTCATATAAGATCATTTATATTAGCTTCTTTTAAAAGAAACAAAAGAAACATTACTAAAACTTTAAAGTCTGAAATAATATTAGGATGCACATTAGATAAATTTAGAGTTTATGTTTTATCTAAGTGCCCAGAAGGAACAACATTAAAAGATTTTGGTAGATATGGTTATCATATAGATCATATTATTCCAATCTCTACTGCAAATACAAAAGAGGAAGTGATAAAATTATGTCATTACACAAATCTGCAACCTCTTTGGTGTACAGAGAACTTAGCAAAATCAAATAAAATTATAGAATATGTCTAACTGTAATAACTGCTTCGGTGGTTGTGTAGAAACAACCTCAGATCAATGTGTAAAATATACAGGACTGCCAATAGCATTCCTTGATATAGAAACAGGAGACCCTCTCTCTGTTATAGAGGATAAAATCTTTATCTATCTAACAACAGTATTGGATGGTACAGGTATAGTGCCAGATGTTGATTTGGGACTCTGTACACTACTTACTGATAGTCTCCCTGCTACACCTACCATTACATTAAATCAGTTGCTTACAGCTCTTGCTACAGCCCTATGTGCTTTACAAACACAAGTAACAGCTGTAGATGCTGCTATAACAACAATTGAGCAGGAATGTGTAACAGATTGTCTGGATGGTGTAACAATAGAATCTGATACACATGATGTGCTTCAGGCTGTAATTGTTAAATTGTGCACAGCAGTAACAGATTTAGAAAATCTTACAGCTGATGTAGAAACCAATTATGAGAAGAAAGTTGATTTGAATAATGATATTGCTGCATATCTGGCAGGAACAACATCTACCAAAATGTACAATAAAATGGTTCCATATTCACCTATTCCTTATTATGGACCATTAGTTAATTATCCTACAACAAGTGATGGGTTTGTAACAGGTATAGGATTTGGAGCATGGGAGAAAGTATATTTATGTAATGGAGATCATGGTACTCCTGATTTAAGGGGACTTGCTGTTGTTGGTGCAATCACTGATATGGGAGGTGGAGTTCTTGAATCAAATGTTTTAGGACTTACATACACATTAGATGATGTAATAGGTGAATCTACTGTAAAACTTGATGATACTACATTACCCTCACATAAACATACAGCTACAGCAACTGATGCAGGACACACTCATTTTGTAATTAAAAATAATACTGATAATACTTATAACTTAGTATCAGCAAGTAATACTCTTAAAACTGAAAGTTATGCAGATGCTGCATATGCTTATACATTAAGAGGAGTAGCAGGGCCTGCTGATGTAGGATTATCAAGTAGTGGGCAGGCTAATGTATCAGTAGCAGTTAATAATTTTGGAGGAAGTGGATATCATGAAAATACTTCTCCTGCAAGAGTGCTTTACTATATAATGTACAAACCATAATATGGGAATTGAAGGTCCTTATCCCTGTGAGTGGTATTTCCTGCCATTAAATCCTGCTTGTAGCACAACTTCTTCTACCAGCACTACTACAACTCTTATCCCTGTAGTTACCTGTCTGAATTACCTAATGTATGTTTATCCGGATGCTGAACCTGCTACATTAGAATTTGAGAACTGCGATAATACAGAATCCTCTATTATCATTGTATACCCAGGAGTAACAGCTTCCTTCTGTGCAAAGATAGGGACAGTACACATAACAGGACATGCACAAATAAGTGTAATAGGAGTATGTCCTACAACAACATCAACAACAAGCACTACATCTTTAACCACTACTACATCAACTACAGGAATTCCTACAACTACAACTACCAGTACAACTGAAGAAGAAATTACAACCACAACAACAACATTATGTTATAGACCAGAAGGGTTAAGTAATACATACATGCTATATTATTTAAGTGGTGACGATCTTGTACCACCGGGATATCATTTCTTTGGAGATAGTCCTTGGATAGATGTCTGTACATTATGGCAGGACTTTGTTACAATAGGAGTTATTACTGGACATCAGCTTGGGGCAGGAGCTTTTCCCATACAATATAATATAATAGAAATAGGACAATATATGTATAAAAACTTTGGATTAATATATCCTAATTCATGTGAGACAATTCAGGATGGAACATATATAGCTTCCTCAACTGTACAAGCAACTGAAATACAAGAGTTAACCGAAGTAGCAATTGTAACAATAGTGTCAGGATATATTACAAGTATAAATACATGTTATGCACCAACAACTACCACCACTACCACAATTATTTAAAACCAACATCCAATGATAACCGTACTAATAACATTAACAGTAGCAGGAGCTGATACAGGCCCTACATTTGATTTATTTTCAGATGTGGATGGTTATCTCTCTGCATTTGAAACAGAGGTTCCTAAGGCTTCTCTGTTAGCAGGATATACAGCTGTTGTAGTTCCTAATGGTACAGAAACAATAAAGATAGTGGCACACAATGGTGTATGTCAGCACACATTATCTCTTTCTATTACCACTACTACCACAAGTACAAGTACTTCTACATCTACTTCAACCACAACTTCTACTACCACAGAATATCCTGGTCCATTTGAATATTATACAGTACAGGGATATATATGTGATGGAGCAACTTGTACAACTAATGGTGATATAGGAAGAATTGCTAATTATCCAATTGGCACAGGACTTACAATAGGTAATTTTTATGCTGATACAGAAGCTCATCATATACCTTTCTACATTTTTGAAATACTCTCCATTCCTGTAGATCAAACATCTCCAGGATGGATAGTTAATTTTGGTAGTGCAGCTGGAACAGCAAGTTGTGATGGTTATTGCAATGCATAATGATAAAAAGATTCAACTTTTGTTGGCTTTAGTTGGACTCTTTTTGCTGCCAGGGAACTAAAAATCTCTGGCAGTTTTGCTAAACTCTAATTAAGTTCATTAGAGTGAATAACGAGATTGATTAATTTTATTTTGAAAATCCAAAAGAATAGTTATATCTTTACAACACCTTAAGCAAACTTAATAAAATGTCAATATTACGCAAATTAGTTTCTGATATTCGTGGTATGCATAAATTAATAAGTACTGATGGGCTTATTACAGACCGCATAATAGCTTCGGAAATTAGAAATAATACCCTACTCCTTGTGAAAAGGGAAACAAACCTCAGAAAATTATGGAGTACAGATAGCATTTTTACCACAATATCTTGTTTGGAAATGATTGAGGTGCCTATTTCAGAGTGTTGTGAGTATGTAGATCCCTGTTCAATAGCGAGAAGTAAATATAAACTCCCTAGGATTGCTGAAGGAAACTATCAGTATGTTATTCAGGGAGTTTATTCAATTAATATAATGAGTGGAAAAGGAAAGAAATTGAAAGAGATAAGTATCAACAGGTATGTAAACCTCTTAAAACTTCCCTTTGTAAAGAATGAAGAATACTTTTGGATTGCTAATGATTATCTGTATGTTACTAATCCAATGGTAAAAGCTGTTAGAATGGCAGCTTTCTTTGAAGAAGATATTCCAAATGAATTAATGTATCCTGATTGTAATTGTGGTCCAACAAAGGTAACAGATGAAGATTGGTGTAAGAATCCTCTGGATAAAGAGTTTGCTCTTCCAGGTTATCTTGAGAAACAAGTATTAGAGCTTACCTCTCAGAAACTAATGTCTACCTACTTTATGTTGAAGCAAGATTTGACTGAGAATAACAACGATGATGAGATACCACTTGGAAGACCTTCTACATCAAGAGGAAAAACCAACTAAAACTATATCGTGAGAAGACACATTGATTGGCGAAGCTCTAGTAAGCAGAACTATGAAGAGTTTTGTGACAAGCATCCAAGCATAAAACTTACATTTGATGAATGGCGTTCTATAATCTACACCTTTAATGAATCATTTAAGGAGTATATTTTAGAGACAGGTGAGAAAGCTAAATTCCCCTTTGGATTTGGGGAATTTTCTATTAATAAGAAGAAGCGAAAGAAGGTAATGCTTATCCCAAAAAGAATTAATGGTGAGATGAAAGAAGTAGAATTCATAAACCTTGCAATAGATTGGCCTAAGACAAGAGAAAAACACAAACTCATATATAATTTCAATTTCCATACAGAAGGATATTTCTTTGGATGGATGTGGTTCAAAAATACAGCAAGAATAAAGTTCTCAGAAATGTGGTATTTTAAACCCTCAAGAGCAACATCAAGACTTCTTGCCCATTACATAAAAATAAATCCTAAGTACCAGCAAATCTATCATGAATGGAAGGGTTATAATGAAAAATAAATAAAAACACCATGTCATACTATTTCAAATACAACTTTATTAGTCCGGAGGGAATTTTTGCTACCGTTCAAGAGGAATTGAAGGCATATTATGATACAGGAGCTGTAGATTCCCTACTCTTTCCACTCTATCTTAATAAGTGTCTCAATAAATTAGGGAAAGCAACTTATTCCATAGCTAATGATATTCTCTATATAGAGGATTTTCAGGCAAGGCTTCCTGATAATTTCTATGGTGTAAGGGAAGCATGGATGTGTACAGAGATAGATGGTTATCCATATCAGACAGCTAATTCATTTTATTCACAGGCAGCATCAGCCACCACTATTCAGATTGCTCCTATGATAATGAATGGAATATCATGCAATAATCCTGAATGTACAAATGGATGTCCTGAATGTATGCCTACAATTGTACAGGCTGTATATAAGACTAATAATGAAATAGCAAGAAGCTATACAAGACATTATCTTCTTAAGCCAGGAAATATTTCTGTAAGACAGCAATGTGATGTAGATTATATAGATGATTGGCAGAGATTTGCACAACAAGTTCCTTATTCTTCAACCTATGACTCCTTTGATATAAGGGATAATAAGTTTGTTACCAATTTCAGAACAGGTGTTGTTAATTTAGTTTTCTATGCTACAGATTATGATGAAAGTCAGAATCAGCTTATTCCTGATAATTTTCGCATAAAAGAGTACATTGAACACTTTCTTAAATATAAATGCTTTGAAACACTTACTAATCAGACTAATGATGAGACTTTTAATCAGCTTCAGCAAAAGATGATGTATTATAAGCAACTCTCTGATGAAGCATATATAATGGCTGAGCTGGAAATCAAAAAACAGACACCATGGCAGAAGCAACAGAGGATTAAACAAAGCTTATCAAGACATAGGAGATATGAATTGCCTGAAGGAAGAGTAAATAAGTGGCATAGAAATAATTAATACAAATGGCTGAACAGGAAGAAGGAAACATTAAACAGCATATTGGTACAGCCAATGTTGGTTTGAATATGGATAATAGTCCTTCACAAATGCGTCAAGGACAATGGAGCTATAGTCTTAATGCTAATGTAGAAAACTTTGATGCTAACACGTTGAGCATTCAAAATGAGGCTGGTAATGAGCCCTGCATTCAAATTCCTGAAGGATTTGTATCAATAGGAAATCATTTTATCAACGAACAAACCAAATACATATTCTTTATTACTAATCCTTCCTCAGGAGATAGTCAAATAGGATATATGGAGAATAACGATTGTATTTTTCATGTTCTAGTTGATGCTGTATGTTTGAATTTCAATATTAATTATCCTATACATAAATGCGTACATAAAATAACCAATTGCAGTACAGAAATATATTGGACAGATGGTTATAATCCAAGGAGATATTTGGATATTGATAATATTCCATACACGCTTGAATATGGAAGTCAATTATGTAATCCTGGTTATTCCGCTAATGTTGATTGCAATCAATTAAAAATACAACCTGATTTCTCTATTCCACAAATAGAAGTTATTGATGTTACCAATACAGGAAATATTATATCAGGAACATACCAATTTGCTGTACAATATTCTGATGCTGCAGCTAATGCTTATACAGCCTATTATTCTGTTACCAATCCTACACCTATTGCTGATATATCTCTTGTTAGTCCTAATTTCAATACACCTGTAGGAAAGTCAATTGTTATTGATATTACCAACCTGGATATAACAGGACAATTTCAATGGTTTAATATAGCTGTTATAAAAACTATCAATGCTATTACCTCTGTAGAATTAATAGGAACCTATTTTATTGACAGAGCTGATAAACAAATTACATATACAGGACAAACTGTAGATAATATTCGTTTATCAATCAATGATATATTTGAGAAGTTTCCTTATTATGATATAGCACAAGATATTACAGTAGCAAGAGATATTCTTATATGGGATCAATTGAGTTCTATTGATAGGATAAACTATCAGCAGATATGGAATAAGGTAAAATTGGAATGGGAAACATGGAGAATCCCTGATACAGAAAACTATGCTGATGAACTTAATGCTACAAACCTGAGAAGTTATTTAAGGGATGAGGTATATGCTATTGAAGGACAATTCCTCCTGAGGAATGGAAAAGAAACTGATAGTTTTCATATTCCTGCAAGAGAAATCTCTGTTGGTGAAAGTTTAATGCCAGATGTAGATAATACCAATCCTGATTTTATAGGAGATGGTACAAGTGCCCCATATTGGAAAATATATAATACAGCCAGTGTTACAGGGTATTCACCAGGATACTCTCCTTCTCCCACATATAAAGGCCCATATCAATATGGAGAGTTCGCATATTGGGAATCTTTAGAAGAATATCCCTGCAACACTGATGTATGGGGAGATCTTGCTGGACAGAAGATAAGACATCATAAATTCCCTGATGTACTTGTTAGCCCTATAATGGAGACCAAGCTCTTCACTACAGTTGATAACATGGTGATGGGTAATGATGCTGTATTCCCTATAGGTATACGAATAAACACTTCACACATACAATCCCTTATTAATTCTTCCAACCTTACACAGGAACAGAAAGATGAAATAATTGGGTTCAAAATATTAAGAGGAGATAGAAATAGTAATAAATCCATTATTGCTAAGGGAATACTAAGAAATGTAAATAAATATGAAAAAGAAGGAAATGAATATTATTTTCCTAATTATCCATACAATGATTTAAGAGAAGATCCTTTTCTTAATCAGACTAATAATGCATTCTCACAGGAGTGTGAAGCTTTTGAAATAAATATCACAGCACTGAAATATGATAGTATTACTAATAGTACCTATGCTGAAATAGAATATACAGATTGTAACACAAATAAGGTAGGCAAGAAGAGATACACATCAATACCTTCAGAATTAGATATTATCTGTTCAATAGTTAAACCTACAATAACTTTTGGTGAGGGAACAGTAGCTTATCAGAATTATGATACATATGTAATATCATCAGAAGGATTGTGTCCCAAGTGGACAGCTACTTATAATGATAGAACTTATGGTATAATAGAAACTGAATGCAGAGGATATTTAGCTCCTGATAGAATACATACTATACAAGTTGTATTGGGAACTGAAGTAAAATGTATAGATAATTGTGAGCCTGGATTTCCATATGAAGGATGTAAAGCTAATACATCTTTTAGAGGGAGTCACATTATTCCTTCTACATGTACTACTCCTGAATCAATTTCTGCTCCTACAGATGCATATAGACAAGTATTTAATTCTCCTGAAACATCTTTTGGACAACCATTTCTTGGTAATATACTAAAACTTGAAAGCGTTATATATGGAAAGGGAAAAGCTCATTTCAAAGAAGTAAAGGATAATGCCAAATATAGACTAGTTACAAAAGAAGCACAAGAAGATGCATTAGATAGTTCTGCTGCACTTGGAGGAATGACTAAGGATTTTGATACACAGGCTATGTTTGCTGCTTATCAGGCATATTTGACTATCTATATCAATGGAATTACAAGAAAGAATTATGCTTATTCCTTTAATTCTATAGCTGACTATAACTATTCCAATGCTGTTCCTAATGATATAGGAGTTAAACAGCGTACTTTAGATGTAGCAAAATATCTAATTCCAGCTGTTGTTTCAATGGATGGAGATGATGTGAATAATTGGGAGAGGGAATCTTCTGTATATTTAAAGACAATTGGTTCTGATGGTACTATTGATCCTTTACCGTTTCCTGATAAAAGTCCTCAGATGCTAAATGGATTAAATCCAATTATAGAGGATAAATCTAGGTTTACTATTTCAGAAGCAGGAAATTGTGGAGCTCCTGAAGCACAGGAAGATATTAATGTTGTAAGTTATTATGCTTCCCTAAAGAATATATTTGAGAATCAATGGGGACAGATATATTCCTATACAACTATTGATACGGGATTCCAAAGAATATTTACTACATCCTCAGGATATGAAACAGTTTTTGGTGGAGACACATTCATCAGTAGGTTTGCATTTAAAACCAAGCTTCCTTTTTTTATTGATAACAGGGTTAAAGCTCCTGATGATAGTGACATATTTTATGATGAAATAGGTAATGTAGCCTATCCAAAATACTGGCATTCCTCAAGAAGTATACTTGCTGATTATAATGTACCTCCAGGAACATCAAATAGTTCTCCAGGTATACTTACAAACATTATATCATATAAAGCACATAATTTTGATTGCCCTGATAATACAGGAGTGATTACAACAGGTACTACAACTACCTATTATGGTACTACTACCACCACAACAACAAGTTTAATCAAGGGAACAGTTACTGAAGGAAATTCAGAACGTACATATTATGATGGTTATTTCTACCTATTTGCTTATGGTGTGCCTAGTTTCTATTGTGAGAGTAGTTATAATACAGATCTTCGTCAGGCATTCAATAATAGAGAAGGAGATTTTTGGCCCCATGTTACAAATAGCATTCCTGATGATTGGGTGCAGGAGAGTTTTGTAAGTATAGCTAATGATAATACCTATAATTATAATACTACCTATTCAAAACAAAATAAGGAAAATTTCTTTAGTCATTTACCTCCTGATTGGAAAAGTAAAATATGCTTTACACAATATCCATTCAGAGCAATATATTCAGATCCTCAAACAGCAGATAGTGATAACAGGATAAATGCATGGAGAAATTATAAAGCTCTTTCCTATTTTGATTTTCCACAGAATTATGGACAACTGTGTTCTTTGGATGGAATAGAGAATAGGGCTATACTTGCAAGGTTTGAGAATAAGACATTAATGTATGATAAACTCCTTACGATTGATACAAGCAATCCACAGGCTGCATACATGGGAAACTCAAGATTGTTCTCTGAATCCCCTCCTATTGATTTTGCAGACACAGATTTAGGATATGTAGGTTCACAGAATAAAATGCTCCTCAAGATACCAAATGGACAAATTAGTGTAGATGCTAAGAGAGGACAGGTGTTTTTAATATCAGGAACACAAGCTACAGATTTATCAGGATTTGGTTCAGGAATGAATAGGTTCTTTACAGATCATACAGCATTTGAAATCTTGAGATATTTCCCTGAAGCAGATACAGACAATCATTTTAATGGAATAGGCTTACATGGTGTATATGATAGCAAATATGACAGGATAATATTAACAAAGCTAGATTATGTACCAATAAGGGATGATATAATGTATGATCCTATTACAAAGGAGTTTTACATAGAAGAAAAGATACCAATAACAATAACAACATGTGACTTAAGTGGCGAAGCTGTGCTTATTACTACTACAACTACATCTTCAACAACATCTACAACATCTACTACCACTACAGCAATTCTCACTACTCACTGGGTTGGTTCAGGGGTTTATTGTGTTCCTTTCTATATAGATGAAACGCCTATAGGTAATACTGGATATGCAGCCTTTGCTACATTAATAGAAGTATATGATAATACAGGACTTCCTACAGGAAACATTAAGGATAATACAATAGGTGATTCTGATTATATTTCTCCTGTATTAGATGTTGAAGCATGTCCTCCATATACTACCACTACCACTACAATAGTAATATAAAATGACAGAGCAAACAGAATATATAGTCAGAAAGGTTATTTCCTTAAAGGATACAGAGTATTTCTGTAACAGATCCTGGACTATATCATTTAATATGAATACAAAGAGCTGGATATCATTCCATAGCTATTTACCTAATTGGTATATGGCTGAAAACAACTTTTTCTATTCAGGAATCAATGATTGCTGTGCTGATTTTGATTTTATTGCAGGAACATTAATACCAAATCCATCTACCACATCTACAACTAGTACAACATCTACCACATTATTCCCTCCAAGTACCACTACAACAACCTCCACTACTTATTTAATTAATGATTGTACATTAGATGGAACAGCAGAGATTGTTCCTACACCTATTACTACCACTACAACATCTACTACTGTATGTGTAAGACCTGCAAGACTTACTACATTTTATTTAATTACTGGATATAGGTCTATTGATCCTGCGTATACATATATATCAACCTCTTCTGCAGAAGAAGCTTGTTATGCAAGAACATTTGTTACTTCTCACATTAATGATGAAAATATTGTTCCTACATATATAATAGCAGAAGCATCAAGTTTGGTATTAGGACAGTATATATATCTGTACAATGGAACAACAGATTGTGAATGTGTACCTGATGGTTGGTATTTTGATAGTGATATTCTTTCCAATCCTGATATTATCCATATAGAGAATTGCATAATAACAGAAACTACAGACTGTTTACCTTCTACAACTACAACTACTACCACTGCTACACCAACAACTACAACAACTACTACCACTGGTGAAACTACGACAACTACCACCACTACCCTTGCACCAATAAATTGTGGAATACAGGTAAATGAAGATTTACAAGAAAGTTACGTGCATACACAAATAGTATTATTAGGTACTGACACAGGAATAACCTATTTCAATTATAATTCATACAGTATTCCTGACAGGTTTATTGTTAGATGGGATGGAAATATTGTAATAGATACAGGTTATGTAGGGAATGCTATTTATGATTTTGGAGGAATTAACAGGGGAGCATTTAATTATGCACTTCTTGGACTTGTTGATCCAATTACCTCTAATACATATCCTGATATTATTACTTATCCTGATGACGGCTACCCAAGAGTCTCTTCTATATCTATAGGAGCAACAACCTTTGATAAAACAGCAGCAAGTCCTTCAGAGACATATGTAGAAATTTATTCTTCCATTACATCTACAGAATGGAGTTTTATGTTGAATTGTCCAGGAATTACAACCACTTCTACAACATCAACTACATCTACTACCTCAACTTCTACAAGCACCTCCACTACAACATCAACAACCACAGCATTAATATGTACTCTTGAACTTGAAATAATTGATCCTTCTCCAGCTACTACAACTACTACAACTACAACACAATTTCCTGGATTTATAACTACATGGAAAACAGATAATTTAAGTATAGGATCGTCTACCGATCATCAAATTAGTTTGCCATTAGTTATTACAGGTACTTATGATTTTATTGTTGATTGGGGGGATGGTTCAACAGATCATATAACTGCATGGAATCAAGTTGAAAAAACCCACACCTATTCGGGTATAGGAACATATGCTATTCAAATAAGTGGAGATATATCACATATAAGTTTTAACAATACTGGGGATAAACTTAAACTTGTGTCAATAGATCAATGGGGAAATATTGTTTGGGATTCTATGTTTTCCGCATTCTTTGGATGTGAAAACATGGTTGCTAATTATACGGATATTCCTAATACGAGCAATGTTACCACAATGTTTCATATGTTTATTGGATGCTCCTTATTCGATGCACCTATAAACTTTGATACAAGCAATGTCACAGACATGGGTGGAATGTTCATGTGGTGTACATCATTTAATTCTCCATTAACTATTGATGTAAGTAAAGTAACATCTATGTTGGGAATGTTTGATAGCGCAACATCGTTTAATCAAACTATCAATTTCAATACCACATCAGCCTTGCTGATATTAACGAGAACATTCCAAAGTACTGCACTAAACTCTCCTGTAACATTTAGCGATACCAGTGGTGTTACCGATATGTCAACAATGTTTAATGGATGTACTATATTCAATCAAACTCTGACATTAGATACAAGTTCTGTTGTAACTATGAACGCAATGTTTAAAAATTGTCATGCGTTAAATTCAATACTTACATTTAATGATACATCAAAGGTTACAGATTTTGGTTCGATGTTTTATGGATGTACAATATTTAATAAAGCAATAAATTTTAATACAAGTAGTGCGCTTGATTTTTCATATATGTTTGCTTTATGTAGTACATTTAATTCTGTTGTAACATTTAGTGATACAACTAAAGTTACAACTATGGCAGGAATGTTTGATAGCTGTCTTGCACTCAATGAAACAATATCATTTGATTGTTCATCAGTATTAGATACAAGTGGTATGTTTAGGTATTGTAGTATGTTAAACTCTGCAATAACACTCATAAATACAAACAATGTTGTCAACATGTCAGCTATGTTTATGTATGCTACTTCATTTAATCAAGATGTAACATTGGATACATCTGCAGTAACAGATATGAGTACAATGTTTAGAAATTGTATCACTTATAATTCTACAATTACATTTAACAATGTATCAAAAGTTACTACATTTTATCAAATGTTATGGGCATGTTCAAACTTCAACAAAGCAATAACATGGAGTGTGAATGCTGCCCTTGATTTAAGATATATGTTTGCTTTATGTTCTAAATTAAATTCTGCAATTATACTTACAAATACGAATAAAGTAACATCCATGTTAGGAATGTTTAATGGATGTAATATATTTAATCAATCGGTTAATTTTGATTGCTCTGCTGTTTTATCATTAAATACAATGTTTACGCAATGTTATAAATTAAACTCTATCATAACATTGACAAATACAAATAAGGTTACAGATTTTAGCAATATGTTTGCTAATTGTATTGCATTTAATCAACCTTTAACTTTAGATACAAGTGCTGCCACAAACATGAGTTCTATGTTTACCAATTGCACAGTATTTAATTCTACATTAGCATTTAATGATGTAAGTAAGGTTACAAATATGGGAAGTATGTTTTATTTTGCTAGAGACTTTGATCAATCTATAGCTGGATTCATTATAATAGCAGTAACTGATATGACAAATATGTTTTATGGTAATACTACATTATCCACTACAAACTATGATGCAACATTGATAGCTTGGTCTGAATTAGTTGTACATAATACGGTTTCATTTCATGCTGGAATAGCAAAATATTCAGCAGGAGTAGCTGCAACAGCAAGAGGAATATTAACAGGAACTTATGGTTGGAATATAATTGATGGAGGAGTACAAACAACAACTACAACCACAACATTATAATGCCTAGTATTACTATAAATATAATAGCTGGATATCCTCCCTATATAGTAACTATAGAGCCAGGGGGGACAGTTATTATATTTGATGATGCAGGACTTAAAATAATAAATGATGTACCTGTAGGAGATTATATAATAACAGTAACAGATAGTATAAATTGTTATGATGATGCTTCTGTCACCCTTACATCAACAACAACAATATTATGAATGTAACATTTAATATAATTGACGGAGTAGCTCCATATGTAGTTTCATTGAACTATGGACTATATGAATATGTCTATCTGACAAGCGGTATTAAAACCATTACAGGACTACCTGCCGGAGATTATATTATGACTATTGAAGACAGTATTGGATGTATAACCACTGCATCCTTTACTCTATCTGAAGAAACAACAACCACTACTACATCTATAACAACACTATCTCCCACTACATCTTCTACAACAACTACATCCACCACAACATTAGCTCCTACAACATCAACAACCACTACAACACATATACCTACAACATCTACAACAACATCATCTACATCTTCTTCCACAACATCTACAACTACTAGTATACCAACCACTACCACATCTACTACATTATTACCTACTACATCCACAACAACAACATCTTCCATTCCTACAACTACTACCACCACATCTTCTTCTACCACTGCTATACCAACAACAACTACCACTACCTCTAATATACCTACATCAACTACCACTTCTTCTACATCAACATCTATTCCTACCACTACAACAACAAGTACAACATCTGTTCCAACTACTACCACTACTACCACTCACTTACCAACAACAACTACAACAACTACTATTCAACCTACTACCACATCTACAACATCTACCAGTACAAGCACATCAACCTCTAGCACAACAACAACTACCACAACAGTTGCTCCTCTTGATTTTGATATAAGCTTCTCCTGTGAAGTTACAATAATTGTATCAGGAAATAATGCAAGAGGAGGAACAGGTGGATATCAATTTGGAACAACAATATTTACATCTCAGGCAGCTGCATTAGCAAACACAAATTGGGTAACAACAAGTAATGTTGGTTATAATGTTGGAACAACTAATGGAACCTATTGGATAATATTAAGAGATAGTTCAAATGTGAAAAAGACAAAGAGTATTACAACAAATTGTGTAATTACAACTACCACTACAAGTAGTACATCCACAAGCACCACTTCTACATCTACATCAACTACACATCTTCCTACTACAACTACTACAAGTACAACACAAATTCCACCTACAACTACCACCACAACTACACAAACAACAATAGCTCCTGGTGCTTTATATTACATAGCAACAACAGGGAATGATAGTACAGGAAATGGAACATATGGAAATCCATGGAAAACTCTTTCTTATGCATGTGCCCATGTAAGTATAGCAGGAAGTACTATTCATGTAAAAGCAGGAATCTATACAGAAACACAACAATGTAATTTAGCAGTAGGAGTAAATATTATTGGTGAAGGAGTGGAAAATACATTTATACATGGATCATTATCAAACTCATGGACACTATATCTTTATTCATCTTCTGTGACAAATGGAAACCAATCAATATCAAATATTGCTTTCGATGGTGATCTTACCGGATATGGAGCAATTGGAAGCTATCGTAGGAATAATGTGTTAATTCATGATTGTTCGTTCTCTGATTTTGTTACTATGGGTGTTTATTTTGGTAATACTACACCGACAACTTCATTTGCTTCCGGGTGTAAATTTTATAATAATACACTTTCCAATTGCGCTGCATATGATGCTAATGGTTCAAGGGGAAATTTGAATATTTTTGGGTATTCCGGGTTCTTGTGCTATAATAATACGATGACACTTCCTAAGCGTGGTACTACTCCTGCCGGATTTGGAATTAAAACAAATTATACTCAAGGATTGCAGATTTACAATAATACTATTATCATTAATGACAATGATGATGGTGCAGTTTGGTCTTTTGCTGTGGAGTTATGGAATACAAGTGATGGGTGTGATATTTACTCAAATACGTTTAGAGGTGCTGTGGATTTTGCAGGGGATTACACCAAAAAGGGAAATTCGTCTTACAGTGTCAGGTTTAGAAATAATATTGTAGGTCATACTACATTGCAAGCTGTTGCTCGTAAGGGTATTTTGTTAGAATGTGAGGCGGAAACCTTAAGTGATTTTTACATTTATGATAATGAGTTCAAAAACTTACAATCTGGAATAAGCATATATACATTAGCAGCTTCAAAATATAACAATATTTATATTTACAGGAATACATTCAATACCATTGGAGCGACTATAAACAATTATTGGGGAAACTGTATTAACGGTTCAGGAAATGCGGGATTCACGTTAAATAACCTGTATATATGGAATAATACAATGGTTTCAAACAGGGGAACGAATTATCTGAGTGCAATCATGCTTAATTGCAGGGGAACGGTAACGAATGTATACATTAAAAATAATATCATAAAAGACTTTGGAACCACTTATTTAACATCTAATACAACCGCAGAAGGGACAATTGATAATGTTTACATTCAACACAATGATGTTTATGGGTGTGGGGCAAGCAATGAGCCTGTTTGGGGTGCAGTAACTCCTACCAATATCACAAAGGATAATATTTTAAAAGTAGATCCTAAACTGGTTTCTACTTCTGATTTTCATTTACAATCAAGTTCTCCTTGCATAAATGCAGGAGTTGATGTTGGACTACCTTATACTGGAAGTGCACCTGATTTAGGATATGCTGAATACACACCATAATATAAACAGAAATGTCAAAGGTTATATCAATAAAGTTAACAAGGATAGGTACTAATATAGGGCCATTCACCATCTATGACCAGCATAGAAATATTATTGCTGAAAATGTTATAACTAAAGATTTAGTTGAGGGTATAACATATATTGTAAATGATGATATCATTACTGTTACATTATCTTCTACAGGAAAGTGTGCTATTGAAAAGACTATGCCTGTTACAGAAATAACCAAGAATGAATATTTCAATACAGAAACAGAGGTGGTTAATTCTTCCTGTGTATGGATGCATATGAAGAACCCTGAAATCAATAATAGTTTTTATGGAAAGACAGAACCATATGTTATAGAATATATTTTCTCTAGTCCTAATACCGAAATTATACAATCATTGAGCGATTATAGTCGTGTGTACAAGTACACTAAGGATCCTCATGGTGTATCAAATGAACCTAGTAAAATAGAATTAGATGATGTTTATTTTGATAAGGCTATAGTTTATAATGACCAGCAATGTTCTGGTGTGTTAAACCTTGTTGCTAAGCCAAAACATAACCTGAAAGCTTATAATCTCTATCCCATCTATAGGAGTGACAGTAAAGATATACTTTATGTTAAGTCAGGAAATGAATATAAATTTAATGGATTCTATGATGTAGTGAAAGATAAGTCTCAATTTCTCTTTATTAGAACATGTGAACCCCTTTCTGTAGACAAAACCATCCATCAGGAAAACATGACCTACACTAATAAATCATTTGCTAAAGCACCAATTAGAAGTAAATTTGTGAAACTCAGATTGACATTAGACAGTAGATCAGATATTCACGTAGTTTCACAATTTATCATAAGTAGTAATATGATGAGTTATAAATAAATTAGAAAAGATAGAAGTAATGAAAAGAATAGATTATAAAAATGGAGATAAGATTGGAACATGTATATATCTACATGAAGAAGTTTCTGATTTTTATCCTAAAACAAAAAGTATGCATAGACGAGCATTATTTTTATGCTCTTGTGGAAAAGAATTTATAGATCGTATAGATAGATTAAAAAGAGGTGAAGCTATATCCTGTGGATGCATAAGAGACATTAAGATTAAACAACAAGGACTTAAAAATGTAACTCATAATAAATCTTATCATCCTATTTTTTCAGTATGGGCTGGAATAATTGATCGCTGTAAAGATCCTACTAATATAGGTTATCATTTATATGGAGGAAGAGGAATAAAACTATGTGATAGTTGGCACAATCCCTCAAATTTTATAGAAGATATGTATCCAACATATATAAAAGGATTAGAAATAGATAGAATAGACAACAATGGAAATTATGAGCCAGGAAATTGTAGATGGGTAACTAGAAAAGAAAATTGTAACAATAGAAGATCTAATAGAATAATTGAGTATAAAAATGAGAAAAATACTATATCTCAATGGTCAGAAAAATTAGATATTCCTTATTGGAGACTACAACATAGACTTCAGATTATGAAAGTTGATGATGCGTTTACTTATTGTATAAATTATAGGTAATGAAAAAGTGGCTTGAAAAATATTCTCTTGGTGGAGAAATAATGAATGTAGCAAATGAAGAAAATCCTATTGCTGCATCAGGAGGAAATATAATAAAAGATAACAATGGATATAGAGATCCAAAGAATTGGGGACATCCTGTTGAGATAAATAGTTCTCATATTACAATGAATGATGATAGTATACCATATAGGGCTATAAGGGCTACAGATGAGCTAGGAAACACACAAATTATACCAAAGGGTTATGATGCTATATTCCCTGGAAAACATGTTAGAGAGCTTCCAATTGCCCTTAATGGGATAAGTCAAGAAAGTGATAGAAATGGAAGTCAACTTGGTCAACTTACTGATTTTAGTAATAAACAAAATAAAGCCAATTGGCTGAATAAATACAAATGAGCCATGAAACAGAAAACATTAAAACAACAAATGCTAGAATTATCAGGTCTTAAAGAAAAGGACTTTTATAATGTCTATGATACAGAGGAGAAATTCATGGCAAAATTTGGTAAGCAAATAAAAAAATTGCAATGGGGAGCTGCTGTAAATGCTGCTAATCAAGGAATAGATCAGAAGTATAAATTTAATGTAAATAATTATAATCAGCCTCAGCAGTTTGATGAGAATGAATATAATACAGCATCAGCTAATGCTCATACATATGCAAAGAATAATGGACAGGATGATATAGATGTAAATGCTCCTGGTCAATATGCTTTACCTGCAGGACTACAGCAATCACAGCAAACAAAAGTTAATTGGGCACAGGGAGTTCCTGTATTATCAGGGATTGTAAGAGCAGGGCAAGCTTTACATGATGAAAAACTTGCAATGCAGAAAGCTCAACAATGGGAAGGTGTAAGTGATGTAGCATTGAAAGCTTCACAAACACAGGATGTTGATTTAAACAGGATGAATAAACAAATGATGTGGAGACCAGAAGATAATATAACCTCTGGAAATGAATTATTCCCAATTAATGGAACAGGAACAAATATTCTTGCTGCTAAAAAGGGAGGAAAGATTCCTAAAGCACAATGGGGACAAATGTTACAGGGACTTGGAGGAGCTAAAGCAATTGGTGGCTCTGGAAAATTCATGCAGGGATTTAATCAATTTGCAGGAGCTGGTGGTGTTGATACAATCAGCAAGGGAATATCCTCATTAACAGGAGAGAATGCAGGAGGTGATATGGGTGGAACTGTAGGAGGAACTATTGGAAGTATATGGGGACCTGTAGGACAAGCAATTGGGCAAATAGGAGGTCAACTTATTGGAACAGCAATAGACAGGAGACCAGCTAAAATAAAAGCAGCTAATAATGAAACCTATTCACACATTAATCAAATGGCTTTTGGACAGGGAATGAAAGGTTTACAACAACAAAATAATTCCTTTATGAGAACAGGTGGAAACATAAGACAGAATAATATTCCTGATTTACAATTGTATGATGGAGGAATAGAACAAGTATCTCCTAATACAATTAAATTTACAGGAGAATCTCATGTTAATGGAGGACAGGATATTACTTATGGAGGAAATCCTGTAGAAGTGGAAGGAAATGAATATGCTTCTGAAATGCCTGATACAAAAACAGGAGAAGATAATTTGGTAGTATTCGGCAACCTTGTTAATCCTCTCACCAATAGGAAATTCAAAAAAGATGCTGGAGAATTGGCAAAGGCAGAAGCCAAACAAACTAATGTTACCAAGAAAGCCACAGAAAAAATAGGAGCAATGGATATAAGCACACCACACGATAAACTTGCTTTCACATCATTAAAACTAATGAACCTGGGAGCAAACATGAAACTCAAAGCACTGGCTGATGAAAAAGCTACATTGGCTGCTATGCAGGGAGCTATTAATGATACAGCAGAACAATATTCTCTTGATGCTGATAATTTGGCAAAAGGAAATATTAAGAAAGCTAAATATGGAACTTCTATAAAAGCAGATAAAGGAAAAACCTTAGCTGAATTATTTCCTAATAGGAATAAGGTAAAAATTGATGATAGTCAAGTGGGGGATATACGAGAACTTCCTGAAGATCAATCTTCATACAGAGGAACAACAACTGACCAATCTACACTAAATCCATGGATAACAGGAATAAATGCTATGCTCCCTTTGATTAGACCAAGTGATGAAGAGCAATTAGATCCTCAGCAACTGGCAGGAGAAATGTATGCTCTTTCCACAAATCAATTAGAGCCTGTACAAGCACAAACTTATAAGCCACAATTAGCTACTCCTTATGATATCTCTCTGCAGGACATGAGAAATGAAAATACAGCTGCTACAAGAGCTGCTCAACAGCAAATGGGATATAATCCTGCTGCTCAGGCAATGATAGCTGCACAGCAATATGGAGCTAACCAGAAAATAGGGGCAGAAGAATTTAGAATGAATCAGGCTCAAAAGGATAAAGTGTATGGAGAGAATAGGAATACATTGAATGATGCCCAATTAAAGAATCTTCAAATGTATGATCAGCAATATCAGAGACAAGCAGAAGCTAAGAGCAACACAAAATCTCTTACACAAGCTGCTCTTAATTCTATTAGTGATAAATTTATGAAGAACAAATTGGAAAACAGAACACTTGCTATTGATGAAAATCTGTATAATTATAGATTTGACAGGAGAGGAAGAGCTTGGAACTGGAATCCTCTTGCTCAATTCAATACACAAGGAATGTCACAAAACCCTCCTGCTATTACAAATCTTGCTGAAGGAAGAGAACCTTTATATAAAAAGGGTAAGAATGGAGAATTTGAACTGGTAGATATTACAACAGTACCAAGAACAAAGAAAACTAATGGGGGAATTGTAAGAGCAATCAAAAATCTCTAATCAATTTCATTAGAGACAAATTCCTGAATTGTTAGGATAATAACTAAATTGATTACATTTGTATTAATATAATAAAGCTATGTCGAGTTGGTCAGATAAGTTGCAACCTTTTACTCCCTACGTATCACAGTTGCCAGTAGAATCCATGGTATCTGTAGGAATGAAAATTCAGGAGGATTATGATAAAGGTGTACAGAAAATTCAATCCTCTATTGATAATATAGCTGGATTGGATATAATGAGAGATGTGGATAAGGGTTATCTGCAGAGCAAACTTGATGCTCTTGGAAATAATCTGAAGGGTGTAGCAGCTGCTGATTTCTCCAATAGCCAATTGACAAATAGTGTTGCTGGAATGGCTAGTCAGATTGGGAAAGATAATATTATTCGTAATGCTGTTTATTCCACACAGGTAGTAAGGAAAGGTCAGAAGGATTTAGAAATAGCCAAACAGGAAGGTAAATCATCTGTACAGAATGAGGATTGGTGGAATACACAGGTGGGAAGTTATTTAGGAAATAAGGATTTGAAT